TTCCGATGTATCGGTCAATCCAACGTCGCTATTGTCATACCCATTACGAGTCGTCTGAGTTGCGGTTAGAATCGGAACATTGTATTCAACTGCTAATCCGCGAAGCTCTTCGGCAATCGATTTGATGTACAAATAGCTGTTGACGGACGAACCAATCTTCAACCGAGCACTTGCGCAGATATTTAGGTAATCGACGATGACAATGTCCGGAGTGAAATTTCGCTTCGCCTTGAGATCCTCGATTAGAGCTCGGAAGTGACCTGAGTGAGCAGACGCCGTTGGATATTCTTTGACGATCAACTTCCCTTGAGTTTTTGCTGCGAGCTTTGCTATCCGACTGTCGAAAACGGTCTTGTCGATTACTTTCAGCTCATCGATTGACAAGTTCATCAAATTCGCATCGATCCGTTCTGCAATCCGTTCCTCCGCCATTTCCATCGTAATGTACAGAACGTTGCGGCCTTGCATCAACGTTGACGCTGCAACGTGACACATGAACAAACTCTTCCCCGCACCAGTTCCCGCTAAGCAAACGTTCAACGATTTCTTGCTTAGCCCACCAGCAGTGATCTTGTTCATCATTTCAAGATCAAACGGCAGTTTCTCCTCGACGCGATGGTAGAACTCGTATCGAGTTTCTGCGTCGTTGATATAGTCATGGCCAACATGCTGATCGAACGATACAGCAAGAGCGTCGGCAAGAATCTTTGGAATCGCCTCTTGAGATAGTTTGTCGTCTTTTCCGTCGATGATCTTAATTGACTTGAGAATTGCGTTGTATACCGCACGATCTTTGCAGAACTTCTCTGTCTTCTCAATCAGCCAGTCGAGGTCGGTGCGATCCGGACGCAAACTATCAACAAGTTGGTTCGCTTCGATTAGTTCTTTGTCAGTAATGTCTCTGCGATTGTTTAGCTCGATCTTGATGATGTCTCGAGTTGGCAGCTTGTTGTACTTTGCAAAGAACGTCAGAATCTCGTCGACGACAACTTTGTCCAGTCGCTCATGGAAGTACGATGGATCAATAAAAGGAGCTACCTTTCGGCAGAACTTCTCATTGTCAATCAGATTTACTAAGATCTTGTGCTCTATTTTCATCAATGTCAATGCCGCCTGTGTAGACAATGTTGTTGTTTGCCAAGCCGTCTTCAATTAGTTCAGTAAGGATGCGACCGATGTATTCAACAAAGTCGCCGTCGAACTTCTCTCCTGTGTCGACTTGGTACTGAAACTCGACGCGGAGATGGTCGTGTTGTTCAATCAAGTTGACACGGCCATATCGGTACATTATACCAGCATACGGCCCGTCAATCAACTTGATCCACTGGTCGTCAATTATCTGATACGGTTTCGTCATGGTTAACAGCACCAATCTGTTGATCGATCGATTCGTCAGTCAACAAACTACCGGTGGACACTTGATACTTGTTGCTGACCCACGTGTGGAACGCTTTGCTCGATAGAATAGGCTGCCAGAACTCCTTTGTGTCGGTTTCTTTCAGCCGGAACTTCTTGTCCTCTACTTCGCCGGTAGTTGGATTAACTCGGCTGTACCAACCATTCGACGGCTTGACAACCAGACCCGCTTCAAGCGCCATATCAAGCAGGCCAGACCACTTAGACAGACCGCCGTCGAACTTAACGGTAATAGGAATCTTCGACTTCTCGCGAACGTTCCGCGACTTCTCGACATTGATGATGAAGTTATACCCAAGCAATTCCATTCCGTCTTTCTCTTGCTGGCGGCCGAGAATGAAGATTTCGTTCGCCGCGTAATATGCGCCGGTCCCGCCACCAACGACGTCTTTCGAATACAGTTCCAACGTTTTGTACGTGTGTGCAATGACGACCATTGGGATGTTCTTCATCGTCAGATGTGGAGTTACCATGCGGAACAGAGATTTGATTTGTTTCGCACGAGACATGTCAGCAACGGACTTCCCTTCGATCGCATCGTCGACTTCTTTCTTCGAGGCGAGATTGCCAATAGAGTCGACTAAGATGATTACGTTGTCGCCGCGTTTGATTCCATCCTTGCCGTCCAGTTGATTGATGATGTCGAACTTCAGTTGCTCAACATCAGTAATTGGAGTGTGAACGACGCGGTTCGTATCAATTCCCAGCGTGTCGAAATACGCTTGTGGCGTACCAAACTCCGAGTCATAGAACAACATCACGGCGTCCGGATACTTGTCCATGTAGCTCTTCGCCATGATCAAGCTAAACATCGTCTTGAAGTGCTTCGAAGGTCCTGCCCATACAGTCAGTCCTGGCGTCATCCCTCCATCGAGTCGCCCGCTCAGCGCAACGTTGATTGCTGGCACTGCGGTTGGAATCATATCCTTCTTCGTAAACAACTGAGACTCCGCGAGGATTGCGGAGTCTTTGATCGTCGAGTTCTTTTTGATCTTATCTAGCAAGCTGCTCATTTTACACCCTTAACAAAGTCTTCAAACTGTTCTGCGGTCATCACACCAACTTTGCGGCCGATCTCATTACCACTGTCGTCCAACAGAACGCACGTTGGCACACTACGAATTTGATACTTGATCGCAGCGTCAATGTTCGTATCGATGTTGATTTCGTCAATTGGCACATCGCCGTTGTAGTGTTCGTTGATTGTTGCGGTTAGCGCTTTGCATGGTCCGCACCACTCTGCATAAAACTTAAGTACCTTCATAGTTGCTCCTCACGTAAAGAAATCTTCCAGCGTTGGTTTCGGTCTTGTTGACCATTGAATTGAATCGAGGATGTCCTGAATAGCATCTTCAAACGTCTTCTCGAACATTTTACCATAGTCTACATATTGCGACAAATTGAACTCTTCCGGCAACTTGTCAACAAAGCTGATGCAATTTTCGCGAATTGGGTTCGGCGTCTTCAAGTACAAGAATTTGATCTTATCGCCTTCGCGAATCATCGGATACTTGTTTGTCAGCCGATACTGTTTGATGTAGTGATTGTACAGCAGAGCGCCGCGAACGTGAATTGGCGTGCTCTTGTTGTATATCGTCGACGCATTCTCAAACTTCGCGACATCACTGATCCCACGAGGAAATGCTACTTGCTCTGGCGTATATCTATTGAATTCCACACGGAAGTCATTGACATACTTTTGGATGTCGGATTCCGTTCCGCGAAGAATGATATCTAGCGACTGCTTCAACTTGTCACGAATGATAGCTGGGGTTGAAGATTTGACCATCTGCAGGCCCATGATCTTCAACTGAGGTTCAGCATACTGAACGCCCTCTGAGTTGTGAACAGACATCACATACCGCTTCTTTGAAACGCTGATCATTGTGTCAACAAGGTTCTCGCGTTTCATGTGCATCTTCTGCTCGTATGCATTCATGTAGTCTGCAAGCTGTTGGTACGACTTGTCAATGAACGGTTGAATAACACTGTCGGCGATCTTGTCGAGGTATTTGATCTTCTGTTCCGTCGTTTTGTCCGCACACACTTTTTTAATCAAGTCGTCGAGCGTCAGGACAACTGAGTCAGTGTCAATCAGAACAACTCGATCGATGTCAGTCGTCCCAAGCGTTTTGTTGAAAAGCTCGTTCAACTTGTTTGCAATCCACCGAATCGACAGTTGGCCAGAGATCGTGATTCCCTCAGCGATTCGGATGTCGAAGTACCGAAAGCTAGAGTTGCCGATAGATCCATATGCGGAGTTCAGCAAAATCTTCATTGCCATCTGGAGATTGTGCAGCCGACTGATCTCCTTCTTTAGCTGCGGATCTTTCGTGTTCTCGTATTGCTGCTTCGCGTTGAGCATCTGATTCTTGTAAACAACGCGAAGGTCATAGTATCGCTGCATTTGAGTCGGCAGCAGTCCTCGTTTATCACGAGTGAAGCACCAACCGTTCGCAGCGACTGCGTAGTTGTTGTCATATGCCTGTTGCAGGTCAACTTGTTTGTCTAGTAGTTGATCGACTGTAGTTTGCAAGTGGAGATCAGTAATCGTCTCCGGACTCATGTTGTACTGCATGATCAGATGAGGGTACAAACTGTTTAGGTCAAATGAAACACACCAGTTATGTTTTCCAACCAGCGGATTCTTGACATACGCTCCCTCATAGTGGCCAGTTTTTTCACTGTTGCGGCGCGGCGGGACGACTGTCTTTTGTTCATTGAGGTAGTTGTAGATTATGATGTCCCACGTCTTAACCGGGCTAAAAACATCTTCGTAGTTGACTTTTGCTGCGTACGCAATAGTAAGAGCAAGATCGATCAGCTTCATTTTATCATCGAGCTTATCAACTAGCTCGACGTCGCGTATGTTGTACCTGACGAACGTGTCCCAATGGTCTGTATAGAACTCCTTGAATGTCGATCCCGGGTTCTCTAGCTTACGCTCGCCGAGTTCGACGTA